CGAAGTGCGTAGGGGGTGTATCGACCTATCACAGGAACTTCAAATGTGGTCTGTTGAGACGATGACGACACTGTGTTGTCAATAGCCTGTTTGACCAACACCGATCCAAACATTCTCATTCCCGCAGGGTGAACAATACGCTTCAACACATCAAAGTACGTGTCCAGTGAAACAGCACTCTTCAACTCATACGAAAACTCCTGATAGTAGTTTCCGTCTTGAACAAACTTGTTGCTTGACACCTTGCCACGGTTGCCCGAGAAATAGCCAGGGTAACGAGTGACTGAACTACGCTTCACAATAACTTTTGCTTGTGCGTTTCCGGTGTTGCTCACAATGGTGGCAATCACGTCCGCTTCGTAGTTGATTCCTGAATTAATAATGCCGATTTTCTTTACGCTACCGGCTAACCCAGTCTGTTCAATACGAGCAACGAATCCAACACCATTGGCACCAACAACCGAAACGATGTCCCCTACCTGATACCCTTCTCCCTGCAACTCAACGAAAAACTCACCAAGCACGCTGTACGAGGTTTCTGTGTACGAAACGCTGTCTTTGGACAGCACGGTTTCCCTGTTTGGCAGAAAATCGCCGTTGATGTCCTTGATGAAGAATTCGGTGATAGGCAAGCCATTAAACGAGTACTGTACAACCGAGTCAATGGTGGCACTGGCAATCAGATTTTCAGCGGAATCGTACTGTGCAATGGTTCCGTTCTTCATAGAGAACAGATTGGCAGCGTTCGCGCTCGTGGTCTTGACAGAAACAGGTTCAATCCACTGCCCATCGGATGACTTTAGTATATCTGTTTTGGGATAGTAGATTTCCAAATCACTGTCGTATAGAACACGGAACAAGAACTTGTATGAGTTCTCGGTGCCTTTGTTTCCGTAGAAGTCACGGATCTTTTTCAGCAGGGTCTTTTTGTTGGGCTTGTTTCCCAATGAATCTGTTGCAAGCAGTTCAGGAAACGACAGCAGATACGTGTTCTTGAAGTGGGAGAAAAACTCTTCCACGTTTCGGTCAACATCGGACACCGTGTCCAGTTTGCCCAACACATACCCAGGCTGTCCTTGAGAATCCATCCACTCGTAGTACGCCTTGATGAACAGTACAAGTTTACGGTAATCCGTGCGGATGAAAGTAGGAAACTGCTCCTCAATAAACGGAGCAATCATGTCCTCCAAGGCTTCTGCACTGGTGTTCAGAATGATGTTTTTGATGTCTGCCATTTCACCCTCTCAAAGACTGCTTGCGGTCTGTCTGTGTAGTTAGGGAAACTGCCACAGAGTCCGCGTAGCCTCTGCTGATCCTCAATATCTTGTTCTCAAACACAAACAGGTCTGCGTTTTGCGGCTGAACAGTCACTGTGAAGAATACGTTGGTAGTAATGGGCACAAAACGGGTGTTGAATGAAATCTTGCCTTCACTGTAATTAATTGTTCCAATGTTTGGGTACACCAAGCGTGTGCTGCCGTCTGTATCCACTTTGACCAAATTAATCTTTCCGTTTCCGTCGTCCTGTGCCACCACACCAGTGTAAGTGACCCCATCGTACCCCACATGAGAGAACGAAGCGGTAGTCATAACAGGTGAGTGACCGTCATGTGGGTGGTATAAAGGGTTCTTGAAATCTATCTCGAAGCCCTTGCTTGCAATCAGTTTGCTCAAATTCACACTCTTCCGCATCTTTACCGTTGTCTGGTTACCCAAGATAGAAGCGTCCAGTCCGTTGATGCCCTGAACAAGTTTAGACAGATACAGATTAGACCCAAACCGCTCAAGAGAGGCGGACGAGTAGTTGAAGATATACGCAACCACCAATGCCTTGATGGTTCCTGGAGTAGAAACAGTGGCTGATGGATTAAAGGTCACCAAAGAATCAACAACCAAATCAACGTAATCAGGGTCAACGATTTCGGGTAGAATAGTTACCACAGACGCACTCTGTCGTAGGGTTCGCGCAAGACTGGTCTTTTCATCGGTGGTAAGCACACTGCCGCTACGAGGCTTCACCGCAATAAACACTCGCCCGTATTGGGGAGGTGTCACTGTTTCTCCACCATACACTACTACCGAGTCGGTGTTGGGGTACTCCTTGATTACCTTTGCAGTGTAATCGTCTTCTGTTACTGCTCGGGACTGCGACTGGTAAAAGCGCGGTGCTAGAAACTTGATTCGACTGACCGTTTCAGGTTCAGAACCACCAGCGGAAGCAGACACTGTTGTAATAGTTCCTAACCCACTGATGCTAGTGCTGAAATTACTAATACCATTTCCAATCTCGCCGTTGGTTTCCAAATACTCTATTGTTACAAGGCTTCCGTTTGCTGGTTTTGCTCCCAAGAAGTTGTCGCCAAAGAACAGTTCGTACACTCCAGGTTCTTTCTCTTGCAAGAAGAAAACCTTTGATGTGGTGGTAAGATCAATGTAATCAGTGCTGTAAGACCAAGTGTCTGTGGATCCTGATGTATCAGTTGCAGATGCTTGCACACGAACTTTAATGGTGTTGATATCTGCTTTGTTGTTTGGAATCAACAACAGTGTTCCGTTCTTGCGTGTGCTGTCGTAAATGTAACTCACACGTCGAAGAGTGCCTTCGTACACAGAAATTTCTTCAAAGGATTGGCTGTCGCCGTTTGCGTACACCGTGTCCAAAAGAACGAATCGGTACTGTGATCCGTCTCCGTCAGTGCCAATGAACTCTGTACCCCGTGACAGGTAAGTGTTGCTGCTTGACGCAGGAGCAGGAATGGTGAGAACTGCCTTCGCCGCTCTCACCGAAGACGGAACGTATCCTAGTGCCTTTGCGTGGGACACCACAGACTTGCGAAGAGTAGCACTGTCGAGAAAGGACTCGTTTGCCACCATGTTTGCGTAGAACGCTTGGTAGTGGGTGTTGTACGCAAGTACATCCAATATAGTACTCAGTACCGAACCGTCAAAGTTGTAGTCCTTTAGTGTTGCCTGAGAAGACAGGAAACTCTTAAGAGACGCCTTTGCGTCTTCAAAGTCCAATCCCAACAGGTTGAAACTATCTCCTCTGCTAGCCATCTGTCACCGTACCCTTTCAAGGATAATGGACACTGTTTGCCGTTCGTTTATTTCATTCATGCCGTACTCCACATTCACGGTGTACGAGTTACCGTCCGCATCAGAACGAACGTCCACCAACAAGGTTCCGATTCGTGGCTCGTGCTTGCGAAGTGTTTCTATGATGCGGTCACGAATTTCAAGCACCGTTATTTCGTCCACTGGTTCAAACAGTAGATTGCGAAGCGACGCTCCTAGGCGGGGCTGAAACAACCGCTCGCCAAATGAAGTATTCAGCAAGTTGCGGATGGACTGGCGAACGCACGATGAGTTCGTGGCAGTCAACACATCACCCGTCTTTGGGTTTCGTGCAAAGTTAATGTCCACATCGCTGTACGACGGAACTTTGCTGTCTGTGTTGATCAGACGAACTGCCATCTGTCATCTCTCCTGCTGCGCAGTAAGGTGCGCGTTTATGGTTCTGCTGTTGCTCTCTATGACCTGTTCCACCGAGTGTTCCGAAATGCCGTCCTTCTCAATTTCATCCAAACCTTCTCGGGAACACCAATGGCAGCACACGAATCCCAAAGGCGTAATCCCGTCCATACACTTGAGCGGACTAACCGTGAAGTACAGCACGTTATTTATCTCAAAACTGGAACGAAACGCGGACTCGGGCAGGGTGTCAACCGCAATAATTCTGTCGGGTGAGGTGTTAAGTATACGGATAAGATCCATGTAACGGTTCAGCATGACATCCTGTGACTCAATCATCATGCTTTTCACTCCACCACTACACGACTCGTGAGTAACAGAAACACGTTTGATGGAACTGCCGTCTGCAAACTTACCGCCGTTGTGAAACTGAAACACTAGGCACCTAGACGCACGAACAGTTACACGCAATTCTGTGAGGTGTTCGTGAACTCGCGTGTGAACCATTACCCTGTGATTTTCTTCGATGACCTGCTTTTTCTCTTCTTCATGTACCTGTTTCTCCGTTTTCTTGCGTCTGCGGAGCACGCCTGCTACTCCAATCCCAATGCCCATGATAAGCACACCCAAAAACTCACCCCCCACTAGAGCAAAGTCGGTCGCGGTTCTGAGTATTTGGGTAAAGTCGCTCATCTGAAACTGGTGGCTCCTGTGCTGGTTAGTGCGCTACGAACGGTATTTGTAAATTGCGGATCTACCACATTAACTGTTGCGTCCACGCTCAATTGATTACATGGATCATCACTTTCCGATATGATGTTGCTGATTAGATTTATAGAGGTTACCTTGTCGATAAACGAAAGAGCCTCCGCTAATTTTGCAGTTGCTGCGTCCACTGCCCCGTTCACTGCGCTGTTGGCAGCGTCTATTTTTTCAAACACGCCCGCGACCCCCGATTGAAAGGAGTTTATGGCGTTTTCTAGGTTTCCTGCCAAAGCGGTTCCTGATCCAGAATCTATTTGATTCAGCAGTGCTTCCAAGTCCACTTGAGCCGCGATCATGGTGTTTATGGACTGCTTTCCGTCCTGTTGAATCATGTTCAACCCCACACCAATGTCCAAGCCCTCAATGCCCAAAGCGCACTGAAACTGCCCATACAGGTTCAGACTGCTGATCATTCGCGCCAACTGCTTGGGGTCTTTGTACTTTGCGCACTCCGCATCAAACTTCGACAGTGCTGATTGGGTAGCCGTAAATCTAGCCTGTGCTGATTGCAGTGAAGGCAGAAGACTGTACAGTGCGCCTTGTGTTCCCGAACCATTTATACTTGTTATGAGTCCAGCAACTCTGCCAGAATTTGAACCCAAGACTTTTCCTGCTGCTGCAATAGCAGTCTCGTTGGGTTTTGTCAACAGGTTTTGGAAATCGTTCAGTCCAAAGGTAAGAATGCTCTTTTCGCCGTCTGTTAGTTTTTGCTTGCACGGACACGTCATGGTTTACCCCACAAATAGAGTTGAAGAAGTGCTGGGTGTGTGACCGCAACTGGCTTGACTGGCACCAGTACACACAGGAATACCGCCTATTACAAAACTAGGATTGCCTTGAATCATAACTGCACTGTCGTGTTCGTTGTTGCCGTGGTCTTCCACGGGGTTGCCTTCTACAGACACAGGGAACCCGTCAAGAAACACTGTCGCGTTTCCGACCAAGATCAGCCCACCCGCCACGTCAATATTTGCTCGACAGACTCCGAATCCTGCCATTAGTAAGACCCTCCATTGATGATGTCGTTGGGAGAAGGGTCAACAGTTAGAGACATGAGTGTGAAACCAGACCCCAAGTCTTCAGGAATATACCCGCTTGTGGTTTCAGTGTCGCACACATAGAACTTCGTGTCGCGCTTCACAACGTCTCCGTAATGATACACCACATACTCCGAAGAGCCTTCGGCGTATTTTCGATGCAGTCCTCTGTAAACCATTCCGCCTGTCATGGGTTACCTCAGATCCACTCGCTTGGGTTTAACAACAGGCTCGCCTGAATTTACTTCAATACGCTTGCCCTGCTGCATCACCATGACCGCAGAGTCTGTCATAAACGAGATGGTACGTCCAGAGAAGCCAATGTCTCCGTCTGTATAGAACTCCATTGTCTTTGCGGAAGCCTTGAACTCGCCTTCAACTTGTAAGTTCACATTGGCGTTTGCAAGAATGTCTGCATTCCCATTAACTTGCAGATTCACTGCGCCCGACACTGTGATATTCATTCCACCCGCAATCACCAAGTCCACGCCCTGACTGCCCGCAATGTAGATTTTCTTGTTACCGTGTACAATCTCGTAGTCGTCTCCCACAATTCGTTGCACACGAGTTCCGTCTGGGTTGTCTTGCCAACCGTTGCCCACTTCGGTAAATGTGCCTGATTGGTGGTAATCGTGAAGACGTTCTGCTCCTGGAGTGTCGTCCACTTCACGAACGTGACCGCTCTGACTGAAACTCACGTGATTTCGGGGGTACTGTGCTGCATACGGAGTCACTGGTTCAGACCAAGTACTCTTTGCCTTCATGTCAGGATTGTTCTGTATGTTCTGCTTCACAGTGGAAGCCTTTACTCCAACCACTGTCTGATGTATTTGTGTGGGGTCGGTGTTCCTTGCCAAGCGGTTGGTGTCCGCTTCTCCTACCACCGAAACACCTATCGGATACCGCTTTGCCTGAACACCATCAGAAGTAGCAGGATACAAACCAGTAGGATCGTTGAATCCCTCGTTGGTAACTGCTTGTGTTTGTGGTATGCCTCCAAAACTACCGATCATAACCGGATCCTGTGCCTCTTCTCCGTCTCTAAAAAATCCAAACACATGGGATCCCACAACCAGTCCTGTTGGAGACTGACCTATTCCCGACACTGCCGCGGATGTAATTGGTTGCATGGGGAACGCCCACGGTAAATCGACAGTAGGCAACTCCACCTTGTCTTTCAGGTGAAAACCAAATATACGAACGCGGCAGCGTCCGAGGAACAACGGATCAGCCGTGTCCTCTACCACGCCGTGCCACCACACGAAGCCTTCTTTGCCTAGAAATCCTTTCATTACACCCCCATACAGGTCTTGGTCAACTCGTATTTACACATATACGACTTGTTGAATTCGTGCTTTACTGATGTAATCATGTACTCGCCACCAAGATTTTTGTCTGACACGCTAGGGTCCAAGAAACTGTCAGATTGCACCCGTGAAATATCAAGGGTCACCACGTCTCCTACCCTCCGACGAGAATCACCAAACACCATCACTGCCACTTTGTGCGACAACACAGATCCAACGTGGTGCTTGTGCTTGAGGAAAATAGACTCGTTTTGAAAGTTGTCCGCAATAGGATACAGATCGCGGTATACCGTAAACGGCGTTGACGGCAAGTAGTAGAACGCTGCACCAGTATCAAGAACTCCGTTTGCGTCTCCGCGTTCGGCTTTGAACAAAGGCTCTGTTCCAGTCTTGGGCTTGTCAGAGAACACATCAGCCTCAAAAAACTGACTGTACCTCTGCTCCTTACGCACAATGTCGTGTACCAAAAGACGTGAAGAAATTGTTCCCGTTTGAATGTTTGATGCTTTGTCGAATCGTCCCAAGTCATCCAGTTTCAACACCTTGTGGTATCGGGGAGGAAGACTTGTTGGGAATTGAATTCGGTCTACTTGGTCTTCAGCCAGTCCCATGTTTGGTGGCATATACACGTACCGCTGACTTGAGGCTTTTCCGTCCTCAATTATTTTGCTCAGGCTTTTATAGCAGTACCCGTCCAATGTTTCGTAAAAAAAGTACGGAGTGTACGCGTTTCCCTTTTCAGAATACGCTTTGCCTGCCAACCAACTGATTGCTTTGAACGGCGTATACGAACCCGACAGCACGAACGAGTAGTTCTCTGTGCTTGGCTCTATAAACAGACGATCCTTCCACACGCTCTCGGGAAAGTGTTTTTCAAATATGGTCTGAACCATGTTTGATGTGGTGCCCTTCACAGAGTATCCACAGAATTGTGAGTAGTTGAGAAACCCTCCTGTACTCATCAAGTGGAGCGTATACGACTGCGACTTTGCATTGTCGCCCAGTTTATGTCCGTCCAGTTTGTACACACGGAACACTAGTTCCACGGGTTTGATGGCATCCAAGTCAGGTTTGAACTTGATGCGAACTGTTTCTTGACCCGTGATGGGCAACCGCTCAGGAAAATTGAACGAGTCAACTACATACAGTTTAGCCGTGAGATACGGAGAGAAAAAGTCTTCGTATATCTCAAAGTTGGTGATGAGTCCTCGAAGATCAACAGTTTTGCCTGTGACTTCAGAACGAATCTCCATCACCTCAAGGGTGTAGTCCCCTGCCTTTAAAAGCCCTGATCCATTCTCTAGTGGACTAGACATATCAGGTTCCTAGAAGAGCCTCTAGTTCTTGTACTGCTTGACGACGGTATCGTGGGTGCAGTATTTTGATGGTGCGCTTGGACTCGTTTTCCTCTATCTCATGCACGGTATTAGAAACACTGTATTGGATAACAGCAGAACCGCTTATACCCATGTACTTGCCGATGTAAGTTTCCCACAAATCAACAGTTCCGTTTGAACTAATGTTGTAGTCGTAACCCGAAGAATTCACTATGGGATACAGGTTTTCTTTGCTGCTAATGTATCCGCCCATGAAATTGTAACTGGATGTCTGTTGCGACAGGGGATCCACCGTGACTTTTTCTACGGCTCCGCAACTACCAACAGGTCGATCCACTCTGAAATGGTGAACTCCCAAATCGTTTCGCTCTACTTTGTGAACATACACATCGTAGAGATCACCACTACTTCCTCTGATGGTTGCGTTTCCCGACGATACAGATCCTCCAACCACAACTCGGCAGAATTCAGGATGGTATTCCGTGACTGCTTGGGTGATCGAACCCTGTATAAGACTGCTGCCTTCACCGACTTTGGTGTTGTAAAACCAACCAGCGGTGGACGAAACAGTTCGGTTTGTAAAGTAAACAGAGTAGCCCCCGTACTTACGATTGATGTAGTCCTGAAGAATATCACCAGACTTGCACCATCCGTGATACGGATCCACGATGTTGTTTGTCAGCATCACCAACCAATGGTATCCAACGTCTCCGTAGACACGCTCTGCAATGTTTTCTGGTCGCTCACCGTCCTTGATATCGTACTCGTAAAACACAGAACGACCAGCCTTGAGTTCTTCCGACAGACCGACTCGACGCAACAAGTTCCGCACAAACACGGTTTTGAACTCGTCGCCATTGGGAAGAGTATACTCCACATAAGGAAACTTGGAGAAGTACACTGGTTAGAATCCTTTCTCTATGATCTCTCGCGTCTGTGTTGTGATTTCACTCATTTGAATCGTGAGAGTCACAGCAGTTGGAGAGTCGTTCTTGAAAGACGAATACACCGAGTTTGCCGTAAAGTCCGCAGATATAGAAGTGATTGCGCACCGAGCAATCTTTGGGATATACGGATTCTCTTGGAAATTGCTCTCCCCGTTTCTTGTGTTGTACGACATGAACTTCACAGCGAATTCAGCAGGAACCCGCAGGTTCACTTGGGTGTTGGACGGTTCGTTTCCAATCACTTCCTCTGTCTTTGCAGGAGACGCGTGATAACGGAATGTGTACACCAACTCACGAATTGCCTTTACTTCGTCTTCGTTCCGAGGATACAGTTCCCACGAAAAGGTGAATGTACGCATATCCTTTTGCTTGAACAGTTTTTCCAAGCGAGGATTCACTATCAAACCACGACCAAGAGCAATTGCCGTTCCCAATCCGCCAGCCTGAATGTTCTGTGCGCCCGCTTCCAGTCCCTGCGACGCTGCGTCTAGGGCACTACCAAATCCTTGTGATGCATCAAGCAGACCACGAATTACACCCGTACCGCTGGTGTCTTCGTATACGAACGAGTCTTCGTTGTTTATCTTCGTACAGAACGGAAGATAGATTGAAACCATTTGGTCGTAAACCGGCTCATTTTGCGCTACTTTTACGGTGGCAAGAGCAGCAGCAGAAGTTGCCGCTCCTGCCAAAGCAGCAATCCCTCCAGTTTTCAACGCTGCTTTACCACCGCCGCCAGTCAACCAACTTGCGCCGCCAGCGACAAGACCACTAGCAATACCTGATGTAACTGCCGATTCTCCTATAGACGCGTTTTGTATGGCATTGTTTATTCGGTCTTGTGCTTGAAGTGTTTCATCGGTGTCGCTAGTTACCTTACCAATTCGGTTCAATTCTTCCAATTGGGTCTGTTCGCTTTTGATGCGCTCTTCCAATTGCTGCCGAGCAACTTTGGTGTCTGTTGATAACTGCTCATACGGAACGTCGGGACCACCAAGTGCTGCCCGTGAAGCAATGCTAGCAGGAACCTCACCTGCATCCAATCGTTCACGCAGAGACTCTAGTTTGCTGATTTCTTCTTCACGGTCTTTGACTGCTGCATTCCTTTCGTCCTGCAAGTCTTTCCGTTCCCATCTCCAATATATTTTGAACTGCATGACATGAGGGTACTGACCACTACTCACGTCCAGTGGAAACTTGATTATCTTTGGATTAGAATACGAACCCTTCAGTCCACTGTTTGATCCCTCTAAAGCAGAAACCACCGGATCCCCGTTGCCCGTTTCTGGATTGGAACCCAATGAGATTTCATCAGGAACACGGTTGCTTGACGAAACCGCAGTGGGTTTGGGTGATGTTTGTATCTCGTTTGGAGGGGTAGTTGCCATTTTTGGTTCCTGAATACATAAGTATCTATATGGCGTATCGCGGTATTTTCAAACCCACCAATCCCTCCAAGTACATGGGCAACCCCATGAAGATTTGCTATCGGAGTATGTGGGAACGCAAGTTTATGAAGTACTGCGACACCACCGAAAGTGTGATTCGTTGGGGATCAGAGGAGGTGGTGATCCCGTACTGGAGTCCAGTAGACAAGCAACGCCACCGCTACTTCGTTGACTTCATCATGGAGGTACGCACACCCGACGGTGTGAGAACGCTTCTTGTGGAAATCAAACCAAAGAAGCAGTGCTGCGAACCAAAGAAGCGGAGCAAGGTTACTAGGGGCTACATCACCGAGGTAAAGACGTGGTTGGTGAACAAGGCTAAATGGGAAGCCGCATCGGAAGCAGCGAAAACCAAAGGCTGGGAGTTCAAGATTCTCACCGAAGACGATCTGTTCAAGAAATCCAAATGAACGAAGAACTAGAAGAAATCTTGAACGACACCACAAGCGAAATGGGAGGGACGGACTCCGCGTACGCCGCTCTGCTACGGCTGTTTCAAAAGAACAGAATGCTACTAGTTCCACCAAGACTGCTACCAGGACAGGTGGTGTTCTTTACCTACAAACCCGTGAGTGAAGCGTTCCTCAATCGCAGAGGTCACTACGACAAGTATCCGCTAGTGGTTGTCACAAAAGTACACAAGCGTGGGTTTGAGGGGGTGAACTTGCACTACCTGTCTCCCAAATGGAGATCCCAACTGTTTGAAGTGATGATGAAACAAATACCGCTGCTTCCGCCCGAAGAAGCAGAAGACTGGAGATCACGGTTCCTGATCAAAGAGAACACCCTGCCGTCATCGGCTCGGTTCAGACTGTACAAGCCGTGCTTTCGCAGATATCTAAACGAAGGCGTAAAGCGGAAACCAGTAGTGATTCCCTTTGACTTTTGGAGTGACTTGGTGCAAGCAAATCTTGCAGCCTTCAAAACAACTGGAACTTCTGCCAGAAGAGTACAACCGCAAACAGTGTACACCAAGACATACAAACGATTCATAGGGGGAGACTAACATGGCACTAATACCAGCAAACATAAGCGGAATGATGGACTCCATCATAAGAAACGGTGTCGCACACGGCAACCGATACGAGGTAGTAATACTTCCACCCCGAGAACTGCAAGTGCAAACAGACTTTCTGAACCAGTTGACTGTGCGATGCAGTTCTGTGTCTCTGCCTAGCAAAACACTGCAAACACAGTCCAATCGCCTTTACGGTCCAGCACGAAACTTTCCTTTTGAAATTGCATACGCAGGGGAAATGAACATGACCTACGTCATGTCTGCTGATATGCGGGAACGAAAATTCTTTGAAGCGTGGCTAGACTTCATATGCAATCCTGAAGACTTCAAAATGGAGTTCTACGACAACTACGTTACGGAAATTCAAATCTACACTTTGGGCAGAGACGACAGCATTACCCAGTTGTGCATTTTGGAAGAAGCGTACCCTAAAGCGGTCGGAGAGATTCAGTTGGGGTACGACAAAGACGGCGATCTCATGCAGCAAGAAGTCACCTTCCACTTTAGAAAATTCCGCTCCGCGTACTCGGAATACAATTCAACACCAAGAATTTCACCAACCATATCTCCGTGATCTAAATACTTGAAGCACAATTCACTGTGAGGATACCATGAACAAACTGACCGTTGCCGCATTACCTGAATACACCATGACCCTGCCTGTGTCAGGCATGATCGTAAAATACCGCCCGTTTGTCGTAAAGGAGGAAAAGGTTCTCCTTATGGCACTACAATCAGGCAATCAAAATCAAATAAACGACTCCATCCGCAACGTAGTGTCTGCGTGCACCAAAGGTATACTGGACACAAAGAAGATTTGCACCGCAGACACGGAGTACGCGTTCCTACAAATCCGATGCAAGTCCGTGGGCGAGGAAGTAAAGCCACAAGTGGTCTGCGGCAAATGCAATCAGAGCGCGTCATACAAACTTCGATTAGACGACATCACGGTTTCACAGACCGAAAAAGACCCAGTTCCTCCTGAAATTGCCCTGAACGAAAACCTGACCGTGATCATGCGAATGCCGTCCATGCACGATTTGGACTACAACTTGTCTGAAGTCGAGATGGTGATTGAAATGAGCAAGCGGTGCATAGATTCGTTCGTGATTGGCGAAGAGGTTGTACAGGCAAAGGATTTACAGACCAAAGAGATTTCTGACTTTGTTGAGAACCTGCTGCCCGAGCAGTTTGAAAAAATAGTCCAGTACTTCAAGACCATTCCTGAACTGCGGTATTCGTTCAAGTTTACGTGCCCACAGTGCGGGGAATCCAACCAAATTGAACTGAAGAGCGTCACCGATTTTTTTCAGTAGCCCTGTGTCATAACACACTCGGGGCGTACTACCAACTAAACTTCGACCTGATGCAGCACCACAACTACTCATTGGATGAGGTAGAAAATCTCATTCCTTGGGAGCGAGAAGTCTACATAACCTTGCTGCTTAACTATTTGAAAGCAGAGAAGGAACGGGCAAACAAACGAAAGCCGTTGTGACCCATTTGCCATGACACAAGGACCACTGCATGGCTAGAGACACCTACAATTACCAAATACTCATTGCTGAAGCGCAGGAAGACTTCAATCTTGCTGACTACGCTTTTCAAAAAGCAACTATGGGTAGGCGGGCAGACGGTACTTTCCTCCCTAAAAAGGGCAGAGACAAGTTTATAGCAGCAAGAAAAGCGGATTTGGAACGGGCAGAAAAGCGTCTTCTAAAGATCATAAAGGATGAAGAAGACCATAAAGCGTCTCTGTATCTGAAAGCAGAACGCGAAAGAATAAAACAAGAAGAAGCCGCCAAGCGTCAAGCCCAAAGAGAGGCAGATCGTGTTAACCGCAAGCGGGAAAGAGAAGCCGAAGTGCTTCAGCGCAAGCAGGAGAGAGAAGAAGCCAAATCGTCACAGCCCATATCCGAGACTTACCAAGAATCCACTGATGGTCCAATGGATAAATCAGAAATTCTTGAGAGCATCAAGGCTCGCCGCAAAGAACTGGGTGCAGACACTACGCTAGAAGAGCAAGTTCTAGGCAAGGATCAAACTCCTGGCATCCGAGACATTGCTCAAAACTTCATCTCTCAAAACAGAGAACTGTTTGATCCAAACAAGATGAGCGGACTTGCTGCTCAAGAACTACTGGAGCAAGCAGTAAATCTATCAGAAGACGCACTGGAAGCACGAACGGCAAAAGAGTCGTCATTCTATTTGGTTCGCCTGAAAAGCATCCTCACCATTGCAAAGAAAACAAAGGGAGGCGATGCAGTTGCCGCGCAGATACAGTCTCTTATTGATCCAATAGCAGAGACACTAAAGAAGCAGTCTTCGTTTGGAGCAAGAATACGGGAAAGCGCACAAGACTACGCTCGATCCATACCTGAAAGACTCCTAGCAAACATCCCTGTGGTTGGAGGAATTCTTTCGGAAATGGCACGAGAGCGCAGAGAAGCCACTGATACTGAGGGTGAGTTTCTTGGAAGAGCGTCCAAGCGTATCTCTCGTCGTGGTTCAAAAAGTAGAGCAGGGTACTTGGACTTTGATGGCGGTGGGTTCTCATCTGCAACCCGTGCAATGCGACGATCACCACAAGCCGAACTCAACGCACCAATGCTGCGAGCGTCTGCTCCCAGTGCTGATGCAGGCGAACTGTCTGCTCCTGAATACGGAGCGCAAGCAGACTCACCAACAGCAGCACTGAACAGCCTAGCACAAGCAGTAGGTAAAAAGGGTACAGACGATCCCGATACAGTTTTGGGTACTCTGATTGCCATTGGTAAAAAGATTGGTGTAATTTCAGGTTCCGGTGGCGGTGGAATGATGGACACCATAACAGATGTGGCAAGTGCAGCAACCGGAGGAGGATTAGGAAGTATTGGCAGACTAGGAAGAGGATTGAAGAGTATTGGTAGTCGTGCTTTGGGTGCAGCAGGAAGACTTGGTGGAGGATTAATGACTCGCATAGGAATGCGGGGAGCCGCAGCCGGTGCTGGTGCAGCAGGAGGAGGCGTGTTCTCTTCCATCGGTAAAGGCTTGTCTTCTGCGTGGTCCTCCGTGTCCAACACTGCCGCCCGTCTTAACCCATTGAAACTACTAGGGGACAGCGTGCGTAGCGCGGCACCCAAACTAGGCAAAGCCCTGTTGAGTGCACCAGGTGTTGGTGCAATGCTTGAAACTGCTATCGGGGCAATGGATATTTACTCCACAAAGAACGATCCCAACCTTACACCCGATCAGAAGAAAGAAATGATTGGCAAGCAACTGGTTGGAACTATTGGTGGTGCACTCGGAAGTGTTGGTGGTGGAGTATTGGCAGGAACTTTGGGTTCAGTTATTCCTGGTGCAGGAACCGCGATAGGCGGAATTCTTGGCAGCATGGGCGGAGCGTGGGTGGGCAAGTGGTTGGGCGAACAACTAGGCGAGGCGTTGGGCGGTCGAGGCATTTACGATTTGGTGGAGTCTATTCCTGGTCTAGGAAGCCTCATAAGCGTAGACGGGGAAGCCCAAGCGCAGCAAGTGGGACCGGACGGAACCTCCATGTCACCACAAGCACAAGGAACCGCGGGTTCTATTGCTCCAACAGCGTCAACCGGAACAGAAGTTGGAAGACAGGCAATGGCAACTGCTGCGGCACGAAACGATCTTTCTGCCGCAACCACGCCTACTGCTCCTGGGTCATCGGTGATTGCAACAAACAACTCTCGTACAAATGTGAACAACGTGACCAACAACTTTGCAGACGATCTGCGTATCCGAAACAACGAACCCACACTAAAGGGATTCCAAATGGGTTCACTGATGCCTGGCTAAAGAAAAAGGACGCCTTGCGGCGTCCAGTTTCCCGAATCCGAGAATCGAAGGTTCACTCTTCGTCTGCCAACTTTTCAAAGTACGACAGCGCATCCTCGGTGTCTGCGTCATCATCAACACGCACAGCAGTCTTCTTCACTTCCGGTGCGGGGCTACGCTTCGGAAGACGAGCAGGTTGTTCGTCTTCGTCTGTGTCCATAGCCGCTTCTGCACCGCCCTTGATGCCTGAACCCGACTCCGTGAACACTGCACGAATGTCATCGCCAAGCACCTGTTGCAGACGAGCCTTGAGTTCATCGTAGGACTTGAACGACTTGGGATCAGTGAACTCCTTCAGAGGGTACTGCTTGCTCCAAATCTTTTCCAGTTCCTTGTCGCTTCCGCCCATCAGTGGCGAGGGAGACGCAAACTCGCTCTTGTCGTAGTTTGTGTACCCGTCAACCTGACGAATCTTCAGTTTGAAATCCGCACCGTTCCAAAAGTCAAACGGATTGATGGGAGTTTCGTCCTGATACTGTGGGTTCATTGCCTCTTGGATCTTCTCAAAGATCTTCTTGCCGTACTTGAACAGGAACACCTTGCCCTCGTTTTCAGGGTTCTTGGGATCACTGATCACAAGAATGTTGCTGATGTACGACAGTTTGCGCTTGCGGTCGCGGGCAAGTGCCTTGTCCTTGTCTGATCCGCTGTTCCACAGGAGGCTGTTCATCTCCGAAACAGGATCCTTTAGTCCAATGGTGGTAAGCGAGTTCTCGATATACCAACCGCCTTGACCACGGAATCCGTGATGCCAAACTCGTGCCCACGGCACGTCCTCTCCGTCAACAGGGGGAAGGAAGCGGATGACTGCGTAGCCGTTTCCGGTCTTGTCAGTCTCGGCTCTCCAAAGGCGGTCGTCCTTGTAAGACTCCGACTTCTTTGCCATCTTTTCCATCTCTGATGCCAAAGTCTTGTACATTGACTTTGACGCGCTCTTCATGTCATTGAAACCCATTTGTGTCTCCTTTGTATTACGGTGTGTACGCTGTGTGAAATGTATGGATACCGATACCCAAACGCTCACCAGTTATGTAGGTAAGGTACACCAAACCTGTGCGGTGTCAACAATCAGACTGGCAGTTTGGTATTTTTAGGAAGCAGGTTTAGTTCCTGTCCTTCAGCCTTGATTTTCTCAATGATGGGCTTACTGAGGAACTTCGCGGCAACTTGTGGCTCCAGCCCGTACCGCTCACATACTGCTATCACTGCGTCAATATACGAAACCGAGAACCGCTTCACGTGGTTCTCGACCTCTTTGGCAAACCGTAAATTCATTACTGTGTCCATGTCTTCCTTGCTTTCATTTTTGACATACATAGGTAGAGTATCTATCTGAAACCCACCCCACAACGGGATTTCCAACGGAGAGAGAAATGGGAGCAACCAGCGACAACTACGATATCGTCACTAGCGGAACTACTTATACCATTGCTAGTGATTATGTCAACAGCGCACACCACCAATTGGTGAAGATTGTTTACGGAACCGGAGACGTTGTCCGAAATGTAGACGGCGACACCCCTCTTCCCACGGGTCTGTGTGGTGCATGGAACCGATACGAGTACAACACCGGGTTGTACTACGGTCTGCAAACTGTGATCGTAGGAAGCACTGGGGATCCACTACCAATTGTCGGCGTATCAGGGGGTGAACTAGTAGGTGTCACTGTTGGAACCGTTTCAGTAACCGCGAGTGACCTAGACATTCGCACACTATACGGTGGAACCCTTGGAACCGCAATAAACGTATCTACAGGTGTAGACTACATCGCAGTGCAAGGCATCTGCGGCGCATACCCTGTAGGTATAACATTTGCTGGATCTATGCCTGTAACAGTGGCTTCGTTCTCTAACTTGGGTGTGTTTGGAGTTTCAGGTGCAACGGCAATCGGCGTAACATTTTCCACCGTAAGCATTCGTGGGCTTACCGCAGCAAGCGACACCATTACAGTTTACGGTGGCGGAACCGCGTCTACCGTTTCGGTTGGTTTGTTTGGATTCACTGGTGCAACGGCAAGTCCAATCTACGCAGACAACAATGCCCTAAACGTGAATGTCAAGTCGTTTGGTGTAGGCATAAACGGTGTAACGGTAACCGCAGCAGATTTGGATATCCGTAACCTAGGGTACGTATCCGATAGCGTTACAGTTGTTGGTCAGGGCGCAGCCGATGACGACAGCAAGTCAACCGTTCCAACGTATATCAACGCTCTTGTTGCAGGAACTAATATGCAACGCGTGGGCGGTGTAACTGGTGCAGGTTGGTGTGCTTCTGCTCTAAACGTGTACCTCGTGAACAACGGTGTCACCTTTACGGTTTCTGCCAGCGCAACATTCGGAACCACTCTCGGAATAACCACCTCTGCAAACGCACCCATCCATGTTCAAGGCAGCACATACGCATTGACTGGTGTTTGGGTAACCGGAAGCACAAACGGCGATCCGATTCAGGTAAAGGGCTACAGTGGTGGTTATCTTCCTGTTGAACTAAACAACTTTACCACACAAACAGATGCTATAAACGCTAACGTATCAAATGTAAAGATAAACACTGACTTCTTGGTAGCAGTAAAGAAAGCCCTGTACTCTGACACACAGAGTGTGGGCGCATTCGACTTTGAAGACAAGAACTCCATCTACACCTTGGTTCGAGACATCATTGGCACAGATTTGTCCACTGTAAGTGATGCAGTTCTGCCTAATGCTGTTCCGTATACCGTAGACACAACCACACAAAACACTATGGCAGTAACCGTAGTGGCTACTCGTCAACAGCCGTCGTTCATGGCTCGTACAAATGTTGCAGGATATGTGGCAAAGAACCTAACCGAATACAACTCTGCCGCAGGATACACTTGCAGCACAGGAGTTCGCATCAAGGTTTCCCGTATTGCCACAGGCACAAACGCCTCACAGAACGAGTTCATGTGCGTTATTTCTGAAGCAGATGCGGCTCTATACGGATCAACCGCAGGAACCGCATCGTACACCATGTATCACGGCGATGAAATGTTCTTTGAAGTAGACAACATCAACAAGATCAAGGTGTTCTACCCACCCTACTCAACAGGATTTGCTCCACACAACACAGGAAGTGGCATCACCTTCTCGTTCTACGCTTCGTAATAGGAACACTATGCTTCACTCTAGATATCGCAATAATTACTCTAGTTCGCGGTTAACTCACGGTGTAACACCCACCGTGAGGGTAACGGTATATGGAGCAGACGGAAACAGCGACACATACATCACCAATAAAATATCACTCAACCCTGTCAAGGCATTTGAACCAGTAAGTTCTAAATTTATAGATTTAAGTGATATCACGGAAGTTCGTGGTAAAGGAAACTATAGAATAAATCAAGATTCAAATCCCAATCCAACTTTGACGCTAATGGAAGGAGAAACTTATACATTTAATATAAACGCATTAGGACATCCATTTTGGATTAAAACTGTAAGGTCAACAGGTACTGAAAACGCATACAGTAGTGGTGTAACTAATAATGGAATTGCTAATGGAACAATAACATTTACAGTTCCATATGATGCACCTTCCACTCTTTATTACAATTGT